TTGCTCTTGCAATCTCCTCTTGGATGTGATTTTGAGCGGCTGAATTCAGCACGGTCGCTGGCGTGACACTAGGCACGCCATCGGAGTAGCCGTCTTTGCCGCTACCGAATAGGTTGGCGCTCTTCGTACTGTGTGTTACGCGCTGCATTATACGACCTCGAATACGACAGACACGTGTAGCGGAAGAGACGCGATCATGGCCGTCTCGAATTCGGCGCTCGCCGGACCGTCGTAGGTGATATGCACTGTGCTAGACCATAGATCCGATCGGAGCTCATCGCCCATAACAGACAGCCCCATAGTAAAGAGAGGGTAGTCATGCTGCGATACGATCGCGTTTCTCTCCCACGCATCGGCTATGCTCTGTATATTATCAAGCGTCGGATCAGATCGCCGGCGCAGTAACGATACGATTCGACCGCGTCTCTGACTATCAGATAGACTCGAGTCGGACGTGAGGCCTAGGATCCGCTCCCAATCCGATAACTGCTGAGCCGATGCATCGGGGTAGTAATCGGCGAGCCAATCGACGGTGGACGCATCGATGCGATCGTACTCCTGTGCTAACGCGTCCAGCAGTGCGTCCATTACAGGAGCGTCGCCCGGCTCTAGCGGCCAGATAGATCCACTCGGGAGAAGCGCATAGACCGCGGGGAGGTAATCACGCATACGTGATCGCCCCTAGGTATGGCATCTCATTGACCGCGCTGACCACGTCAGCAGCGGGTATAGTCAGCGTATGATCCGACTCGCCCGCCGCCCCGGATATAGCCTCATCGATATGCGATCGTAGCAGGGTCGCGCTCGGCTGAGCTTCGCGCTCGAATAGATCGGCTAGTGACTCAGCGATCGCAGCGCGAACGTCCGCTGTATCTGGAGATAGCCCGGTGATAGTGATCGGCACTGCCACGGCCGTGAGCGTGATCACTCTCACGTCGACAGTGATCGGCGCCACGCTCTGCAGATGCGATAATACCGCGGCTCGCTCGGTACCGTCTGGCACGATCGCCGCCCCCGAGCCATCACCGTCTCGGACGCATGCGACTGACACTGAGTTCGGCGCTTCCAGATTCGCGAATTCCCATGCTCTGGTCACACCGCTGACCTGCAGAGCCCAGCGAACATAATCACCAGGGCCGCCGCCTGACGGCGGTGTCGCCAACGTCTGCAGTAGCCGAGCCTTCGCGTCGGAGACAGTCTCTTCGTCGGAGCCGTTGCGCGTGACGCTCGATACTACGCAGTCAGTATCGACACCGTAAATAGGCACTCCGATCGCCAGCGGATCAGACACTGCCAGATTCGACGCGATGCCTCCTACCGATGCCGTAGCCGCGGCGGTAGCCGCACCGCTAGCGATCGTGACGGTCGTATCAGTCGTATATAGAGCGCCATCGCCACGCTGTACCTGAGTACCCGCCGGGATCGACGTGCCATCCGCAGATCCGGTAAAGTCAATGTAACCTTTCCAGGTTACTGCTGATTTCTGGGTCAAGCCGAAAACTGACGCCCAGTGCCAAAAATAGGCGTCCTCCGCCGTATCAGGGAAGGCCTGTCGCATGATATAGGACAGGTATCCGTAGAGGCCGTAACTGAGCCTAGCCTGGATAGCAGATAGCACATACTCTACGCTTTCGGGCGGTGTAGTACCATCGGCGAATCCACCGAAGTCGCTACGACTCCGTTGTAAGATCTGCGCGAATGTAGGCAGCGTAAACGGCATAGGTCAGACAAGTATCGGGAATTGCGTAACAATTTGCCGATCGGCGGACAATAGGCGTACCTGTATGCGCAGTGTGCTAGGCGGCTCCTTTGCCGCAGTATACTCTATTTTCCACCCAGATTCCACCCATTTAGCGAGCGACTCCCGAACGTACTGCTCGGCTAGGGTTAGCACCTCCGGCGTCATACCCCGCCCTAGTAGCTCATGCAGCCGGCTGCCGAATCGCTCGCCGTAGGTATCACCCCACCACGATCCTCGCTCGGTAGCGAGCGCTATCGTCACAGCCGAGGCCTCGGTATCGTCGATAGCCAGGTGCTCGCCCACTCCCGATAGGGCTAGATCTGCAGTATCGACCCCACCGGACCCGCGAATCAGGATCTGACTCACGACGCCCTCACTTTCGTGCTCGCTACTGTCGCCTGAACCGCCATCGGCGCAGTAGGAGCGCTAGTCGCGCCGCCGGGCGCGGGATGCGTATGCGTGTTATGGGCGCTTCGGATCGCGTCGATACGAGAATCTACTAGCGATGCTAGCGCAACCCAATCAGTGGCCGCCTTAGCTCCGAGCGACAGAGTCCCGTCGGATGAGAGAAATACCTGATAGTCGCCTAGATAGTGTAGCCCGCCTTCGCCAGCGCTGATAGTATCAGTTGGTACCGTGCCTTGAGCGTCGATCAGCACGGCAGCTGACCTGTCCGCATGCGGACTGATAGTCAGACCGAGCGCATCCTTCGGCGGTCGAAAATGCACGCCTTGCGGTTCGAGATACTCGACACCAGCGGATACTCTATCAGCGCTCCATAGCACCTGATACGTGCCGTCCGACCCGCGAGAGTCGACGAGCGTGCGAGTAATCAGATTGCGCAAGCGGGTCAGGAGGTCCATGAGGTATCGATACCTTTCTTCGGCCTCTTCCGGATCAGACTATGATCTGGTATCGGCTCAGAGGTATAGGCATAGGCCCTGGCGAGCTGCAGCTCTGTAGTGCAGCTCTCCGCGGAGACGTTGGCCGATGTGCTCACTAACACCATCGGCTCGTCTATACCTAACACCGTGTCTCGGACCGCGACTATATCGCCTGGCTCCCAAACATCCGTCACGTCAGGCAGCTCATACGTGACACGCTGCGTAGCCGCCTCGCGCGTGTTGCGCGTCCAGGTCACGTACGACAGGAGCTCTGCATCCGATGACGCCCGATCCGAGTGCACTATCGTCGGACGGTAGCGAGCCACACTCGGATCCGTCACAGAGACAGATCCAGTCACTGATCGCAGCGAGCCTACAGCCTTGGCGTCGCGTTGCGTGATAGCGCGATACTCCGAGTATCGGCCCTGTTCATCCGACTCGAGTGTGCGTCGGATCGCGGATGGCACGTCTAGATACTTGGCGCGCGATGACGGGTCTACCTGTATCACGCGCAGATTGCCGTCGCTAGACGTGATCGGAAGCCAGCTCATAGCGCGGCACACTCTGTCTATCGCGTCGTACGCAGACTCGCCCTGCACTAGCTCATACCGCGCGATGCGATCGGTGCTACCAGGCAGATGCCCAGAGTATGTCACGAGGATGTCGAAGGGCTGGCAGATGTCAGCGAGTATATCTGTCGGCCGCGCGTCACGCCACTGTCCAGTTTGATGGATCGCAGCGCAGTCTACCAGGTCAGCGGTTTTCGAGCGGCCGGCGACTCTGATCGTAACCGACTCGCTCGTTACCTCGTACAGGACATTAGACACGTAGCCCTGAGTTAGATCGGTGCCGTCGCTATCTACTATACAGTAATCCCCGAGCTGTATCGGACGCGGCGAGTCAGCTTCGGTCCATCGATCTGTCGCGCGAAATTCGAACGAATGTGCTAGCGAGTCTAGCGATCGTCGGACTGATACGCTAAGCCAGCCGGCGTACGAGATGCCCGCGATCGTGATCGAGATCATGACACTAACACCTCAAGCGCAGTGTCAGTCTCAATGAAATCCGGGTGCGGCACAGCGTTGCGCGCGAGGATCTCCTCAGCGCGATCAGCGTCTCCGTATAGACTCCATGCTATCACACATGCTGGCAGCGTACGCGCCGGCCGATAGATCGTACTAGCCCGTAGAGAGAGCTTGCGCAGGCGCAACTGGATCAGCGCGCGCGTCTCATCGACGGCGGCGAATACCGGGGCGCTGATAGCAGGGTCGGCTAGCAGCTGATCCGCGCGCTGCAATATCGAGCGTAGTATGGCATTGGCCTCGCCTCTACTCGAGTACTCTAGCTGATTGAGCACATCGACCGTAGCTGCGAATTGCGCGCTGCGGATCGCTACGCGATCCGCTCCTAGATTGATCCGCTCTTGCTCTCGCGCGGGAGTATCACGAGTGCTAGCCACCGGCATATCGGCTGCTAAATCGGTCGAGCATGCGAGTAGCGCAGCATGCCCGGCTGCGATGCGTGCATCGACCCGGTCGGTATCGAACGAATCGGCACTGACATCGATAGTGGCCTTGGCGACCTTAGAGATCGCGCCGAATACGACTTCCATCGCATGCTGTAGCTCGGCATAGAGCCGATCCGGGGCGTACGCTAGCGATACTATCTCATCAGCGATCGCATCAAGCTGCGCCGCGATCCTGCCAGGGGTGGATAGTTGAGCCGAGATGAATCCGCTGAGTTGCCTCAGCGAGGCGAGGCTACTATCTATCGCAGCGATATGCGATGTCGCGAGAAATGCCGGGTAGCCGGCCGTCTTGACCTTTGCGGCCAGGTCACTGGCCGCCGAAGTATGGATCCTAGACACTACGCCAGGTAGCTCAGTGCGAGCCTGAGTAACAGGTGCTGGCGCGGCCGTAGCACGTGATTCGATCGCCTCGAATCGTATCTCGCATATGCCGCCCAGCGATGAGCTTTCCGAGATATCTACCGTGGATGACGGAACCACCATCACAGGGCCTAGATACGGATGCACTAGCATGCCCGGCGTAGGGTCTTCCGCCGCCGCGATCAGCTCATCTCGCGCTCGCTCATACTCTGATTGCGAGGCATACTCGGATCGT